ACGCCGTCGCTGCCGGGGAGGATGATGATGTTGATGGCGCCGACGGCGACGCTGAAGCTCGTGCTCGACGTGCCCGCCACGCTGATCGACGGCACGCGATCGAGGAAGGTCGCCAGCGCGCCGCAGGCGAACACGCTGCGGTCCGCGAGAGCCTGGAAGGCGCCCTCGATGGACTCGATGCCGTCGGTCTCGCCGTTGTCCGGGAGCGTGAGGTCGCCCGTTTCGTAGCGAGCGGCCCCGGTGATGGTGTGCGTCATGTTCAGGTCACTCCACGATCCAGTCGATGAACGAGGTTCCGGCGTCGCCCCACGTGCCCGAGCCCCACGTGCCGAGGCCCCACCCGCCCGCGGTGCCGCCGAAGTAGAGGCGCACGATCCCGAGGTCGCGCGCGCCGGACCACTGCCGGAGCTGGCCCTTCACGCGGGCGACGTCGTCGCGGCTCGCGCTCGAGCCCCAGGTGCCCGAGCCCCACGTGCCCGAGCCCCACGTCGTGCGCGTCCACGGGTGTCCGGTCGCGGGGACGAAGAGCCACCACCGCGCCCACTTCGAAGCGGCGCGGTCAGGCGGGAGCCCCGGCGCGAAGCTCGCGTTGGTGCGCAGCGTGTAGCCGACGAGGCCGAGCTGGTCGATCGCGGTGACGAGCCCGCGACGCGTGCCCGCCCACGGCCAGAGGTCCCACGCGGCCGAGAGGCGCACGCGCCAGTCGGTGAGCGTCTCGCCGCGGAGCCGGGGCAGGAGTCGATCGGCGCCGATGAACGGGAGCGCGTCGTCGGGGGCGTCGGAGGGCATCCGGGCCTTCACCGCGAGCTTCGCGTCGGCGAGCAGCTCGTCACCGACGGAGCCGAGCGCCGCGGTCCATCGGCGTGCCCAGGGGCCCGCGAGGCCGCCCGGCAGGAGGCTGGTGAGCCACGTGGCGTAGGTCGTCATGAGGGGTCTCGCTGGGAGCGGGGAGTCGTCCCCGGTGACATCTCAGGGGCAGCGCCCGTAGCATCGGCCCATGCGCTTCGCCCTTCTGCTCTGCCTCGCGACGGCCGCGTGCGGCGCGGATCCGACCTCCCCGACGACGCCCGACGCCAGCAGCGACACGCCGGCAGAAGCCACAGCGGACGCCGTCGCAGTTGCCGATGCGCCCGCGGACGCGGCGAGCCCCGACGTGAACGCCCCCGAGGCCGCAGCGGATGTCGCAGTCGCCGACGTCTCCACGAGAGACGCATCGGACGCCTCGAGCGACGCTGCGGCCGACACCTCGAACCCGTGCCCCGTGGGGCAGACGCTCTGCGGTGTGCTCGGCGAGCCGAACGCGTGCGTGAACCTGCAACGCGGGTACGTCGAGGGCGGGTACGTGCACGCGTGCGGAGACTGCCGAAACAATTGCGGCGTCGGCCTTCGTTGCGTCCTCGGCATGTGCCAGTGACCGCTACGTCGCCGACCACACCACGCTCGCGAGGTCGATCACCGCGAGGCCCGGCACCGTCACCGAGGTGTCGCCCGTCGGCGAGATGATGTCCGCGTCGGCGACCTGGGGATGCGCGCGGAGGATCTGGTAGAGCGCCCCGAGGTCCACGCTCTGACCGATCGAGAGCCTCTTCTGGTACGCGATGCGCGCGTCGTCGGCCGCAGCCTGCGCCGCCGTGAGGTAGGACGCGGGGACGTAGACGGTGCCGAGCACCGCGAGGGGCACGGCCGTGGCGTTCGCGATCTGCGGCGTGTCGGTGATGGGCGCTTCGGCCGCGACCGCGGCCTGCACCGTCGAGAGCGCGCCGCCCGAGACCGGCGCATCGTCGCCCGCGATCCACACCGGCACCGAGCCGTCGCCGGGCGGTGCGCTGAAGTAGACCTTCGTCGCCTCGGCCGAGGCCGTCGTGATCCAGTAGCGGTAGGCCGCCCGCGTCGCGCCGCGACCGAGCGTCGCCCATCGGTCGCGACACCGCTGGCGGAGGCGCTCGTCGGTCTCTTCGTCGACGCCCGGCGCGCACCCGCTCTGCGACAGCCAGGTCGAGCCGTTGGTGACCACGACACCGGGGAGCGGCGTGAACAGGTAGGTGACCTGTGACGCCCCGAGGTTGTACGCGGCGCCCGGCTGCTCGGCCTTCACGCGAATCTGCGCTGTGCCGTTGGGGTTGAGGGTGACGCTTTGTGCTGCGATGAACCTGCGCGTGGGAGAGGTGCCGCTCGCGTTGCGGCCGACGATCATCTGCCCCGCGGTGAGCGAATGCGGCCCCGTGCCCGCCGTCTCCGTGAAGGTGACGAGGCCCGTGGCGAAGGTCGCGAGCTGGCGGTCGATGCCGAAGGCGCTCTTCGCGAGCAGCGTGAGCCACTTCCCCGAGGCTTGATCGAGCAGCCCTCCCATCGCGATGGCCGCGATCGCCGTCTCGACGTCCGAGACGAGGTAGGAGATGCCCTCGACGAGCGTGCGCGCGACGCCGCCAGACTCCCACGAGGTCACGGGGAAGCCGAGCTCGGCGAGCTTCGCGAGGAGCGCCGTGCGGATCTCTGCGGGCTTGCGTGCGTTGATGAGGTCGCCGAGGGTGGTCATGCTGCGCTCGCTTCGAGGATGGCGACCGTGGCCCCGCTGGCGGCGACCACGAGGCGGAAGGGACCGTCGGCCGAGACGCCCTCCGCGGAGACCGTGAGGGTGCGCGCCGAGGGCAGGAAGGTGACGTCGACGTCCGTGTCCTCGACGCGCTCGTCTTGACGGAGCGCACGCTCGATGCGCGCGCGGAGCTGGTGGACGTCGGTCCCGTCGAGGCCCGCCGAGAGTTCCCCGCGGAGGTCGATGCACTCGTGCTCGGGGTCGTACCAGAGCGTCGCCGTCGCGAGCCTGCGCCCCTGCGCCTCGGCGACGCACGCGGCGCCGGAGACGAGCGAGAAGGCCGGGTCGAGGTCGTTCGCCGGCGAGGCGATGTCCACGCCGAGGTCGGGCGTCATGGGAGCCTCACGAGGTCGCAGCCTTCGGTGATAGTGCCGTCGAGCGTGATGGGCGCGGCGTTCGGCACCGGGCCCGCGGGAGAGTCGACGAGCACGGCGCCGATGGGGATGGTCACGCGGACGGCGTTGCCCTCGCGGGCCGCGCGGTGCGTGCCGCCGTTGAAGGTGATCCGCGCGGCGTCCCCTGCGTCCCACAGGGCCGCGAAGGGCCTCGTGGATGCCGCGCCGTCGAAGCCCACACGGACGCGCGCGCCGACCGCGACGGTCACCGCCGTGACGCCGGGGAGACCGTGACGAATGGGGACGCCGACCAGCGACGGCACCGGCGCGCCGGGGTCCATCTCGACCGTGAGGGAGCCGTCGTCGGCCTGCGCGCGCACCGTCGCCGGGTAGAGCACGGCGAGGTCGAGGCGGGCCGTCGCCGCGCGGATGAAGCGGGCGAGCTCCTCGCGCAGTCGCTCAAGCATCGTAGGTCACCCGTGCGCGCATCACGGCGCCGTCGAGCGTGAAGGTCACCCCCGCTACGGTGCGACCGTCGCGGAGCATCCCGGGCATCACGTCGAGGCCCTCCACCGCGAACACCTCGGCGCGCTCCTCGGGGAGCGGCAACACGAGCTCGAGGTCGGGCGCGTCCACGACCGGCCACGGCGTCGAGGTGATCGCGCCCGAGGGGAGCGCGCGCCAGGTCGCGACGAGGCGAGCGAGCGCCACCGCCGCGGGCTCCGCGAGGCGCACCCAGGTGGTGAGGAGCGCGTCGAGGCCTTCGGCGTCTGCGTCGAGCCCCTCGCCCGCCTCCGCGAGCGTCGCCGCGACGATGAGGCGTCGGGTGACGCTGCGGTACTGGCGCGCCGTGACCGTGCGCGAGAGGCCGCCCGCGCCGCCCACCACGCGACCGCGCCAGCGCCCCTCGGCGACGCCCCCACGCAGCACCGCGCCCGACCACGCCGAGGCGCCCACGGCGAGCTCCACGGGGCCCTCGATGGGGTCGTCGGAGACGGCGATCGCGTCGAGCATCCACGCGCCCACGCGCGGCACCGTGAGCGTGCCCGTGACGATCGGCGCGCCGTTGAGGGTCCAGTCGCTCATGGGTCCGTGGAGGTCGAGGACGGGGGCGAGGTCGCGACCGTGTTGTCGTCGGTGATGAGGTTCTCGAACGCGACGGCGTTGCCGCCGATGTTCACGGCGGGACGCCGCGCGGTGCGGCTGGTCGTGCGAGGCGACGGGGGGCGGAACTCCACCGCGTTCACAACGATCTCGACGGAGCCGTCCTTGACCTTCGGGAGCCCGATCGACTCGACGTAGACGCGGCCGATGCTGCGCTGCGCGAGCGCAGGGTGCGAGACGTCCACGGGGGTGCGTCGCCCGACGATGCGCCGCGGGTCGATCACGGGGAGGATCGCGTCCCACGAGGCCCACGTCTCGGCGTCCCACATCGAGAGCGTGAAGCGCACCTTCGCGAGCTTCACGCCCTTGTCGCGGATCGTGCCGCCGTCGCGCCCCGAGGGCTTGGCGACGTCGAGGTCGACGCCGATGGGATCGCCCGAGACCTCCGCCGTGCCGAGGAACCCCACGCCCGCGAGCGTGAGCGTGTCCCAGAGGTCGGGCGCGTCGAAGGGCCAGGGCGTCGAGGCGGGCGGCGGCGGGCGCCGGGGCCCAGCGGGACGCCGCACGCGGTGAGAGCTCGAGCTCACGGGCGCGCGCGGGTCGAGTTCTTCGACGCCACGCACCGCGCGGCCCGCGGCGGGCGGCACGTCGAGGCCCGCCTGCGCGGCGCGCGGATCTTCGAGGTCGAAGCTCACGACGGCTCCGGAGCGGGCACGGCGCCCGTGTTGAGGAGTTCGAACACGCCCACGAGTTCCTCGACGATGCCGCGGCCCACGCGGCGCCCGGTGTCCTCGGGGTCATCGCCCGGCGCGGCCTGCACCGTGACGGGGATCGTGATGCTGATCTGCGAGCGCGCGCCGAAGCTCTCCGCGGAGGGCGTCGCGCCGACCGAGCCGAGGCCGTCGAGCGTGCGCCCCACGCGCCCGACGCCGTCCGCGAGGCCGAGCTCGAAGCCCTGCATGGTGTAGCCGCCGAGCTCCATCATCACCCGCGAGGGCGAGTGAATTCCGAGGGCGCTCCGCACCGTGTCGGCGACGCCGAGGCCGAGCTCCTCGACCCGCGCGTTGACGCGCGTCCACTCGGCGTCGAGGCCCGAGATGAAGCCGTCGACGATCGCCGTCGGGAGCCGCATGAACTCGTCGGCGAGGAACGAGAGCGAGTCGGGCAGCTCGGAGGCGAGGTCGTAGAGCTCGACGAAGCCCGAGACGGCCTCCGCGACGACGCCGACGCCGATCACGAACGCCGCCGCGACGAACCCGAGCGCGCGCCCAAGCTCCATCATCGTGTCGCCCGACCCCGCGCCCGTCTCATCGAACGCGCGGAGCGACTCGATGACCGGGCCGAGGGTGCCCGCGAAGCCGCCCTCGAGGCCGCGACCGAAGTCGATCACGCCCCGCACGACGTCGACGAGCACCGGGCGCACCGTCTCGATGACGTCGGCGAAGGTCGAGATGGAGCCCGCGTTGAAGGCGCTTCCGAGCTCGACGCCGACGACGTTCACCACGTCGCTCACGAGGCCGCGCAGCGCCCTCCCCGCGGGCTGCGCGCCGTCGAGCGCGCCGGTCACAGCGAGCACCGCGTCGCGGAACGCCACGACGCCCGGGAGGCGCTCGGAGCCGAAGCCCATGAGCAGGTTGTCCCACGCGTTCGCGGCGTTCGAGAGCGCGCCCGTGAGCGTCTCGCTCTGGCGCCGCGCGAAGGTGCCGAGCGCGTCTCCGCGGTCGAGGCGGCCCCGCGTCGCGTCGAGGGCCGCCTGGATGCCCACGTCGCCCGTGACGCGCCCGTGCGAGAGCGCGGAGAGCACGGACTGGCGGCGCGCGCGCTCGTCGACGCCCGAGATGTTCATCTGGCGCGCGATCGAGTCGAGGACCGCGCCCGTGTTCACGCCGCTGTTGAGGAGCTGCCGGAGGTCCCCGCGGTCCATCTTGCCCGCGCCGCGCATCTGCGAGACGACGAGCGAGAAGCTGTCCGAGGCCGTGCGCCCGAAGGCCGCCCCGAGGTCCGCCGTCGCCGCGGCCAGGGGCGCGAGCTCGCGCTCGGAGAACCCCGCGACCGCGAAGCGCTGGAAGCTCGACACCACGTCGCGCGTGTCGAGGGGCGTCTGGTTGGCGACGGTGATCGCGTTCTGGAAGGTGCGCCCCGCGGCCTCCGAGGAGCCCATGACGGTCTCAAGAGCCGCGAGGGAGGACTCGCGGAAAGACGCCATCTCGATGACGTTGCGACCGAACGCGAGGCCGATCCCCGCGACCGAGCGCGCGGCGCCGAAGGCCGTCGATGCCACGGTCGACAGGCTCGACGCCATCAAAAGGAGCGAGTCACCGCCGCGCCCGCCGCCGTTCGCCGAGCGCCCCACGCGCGACAGGGTGGCGTCGAGCGAGCGCAGGGTGCGATCGAGGTTCGTCACTGCATCGCGCGCGCTACGCGCGGGACGCGACATACGGTCGTCGAGCTCCAGGGCGTAGGTGGGCATCGTGGGGCGGCTACTTGCGGCGGAACTTCGTGAGGCCCGAGAGGAGCGCGTTGAAGCGCATCACCGTGGTGGCGACGAGGTAGGCCCCCGACCACGCGTGCGGTGAGGCGTGGTCGGGATCGTGGTGCAGGAGCGAGAGGACCGCGTGCGTCGCGAAGACGGGGTCGCGGCTCGCTCGCTCCGCGGCCTCTAGCCTTTTCCCACGACGACGTCGGCGTTGAGGCCCGCGATGCGCGCGAGCTCGTCGCCGAAGGTGTGCGCGAGGCCGGGGAGGTCCGTCGAGAGCTCCTCCCACGCCTTCGGCTCGGGGAACACGAGGAGGTCTCGCGCGAGTTGGCGGTTGGCCTGCACCTTCGTGGAGACCTCGCGCGAGGCCGCCGTCGAGAGGTAGGCGTCGAACTCCGCGACGCCGCAGCGTCGGAAGGCGAACTCGTGGTCCTTGAGGGCCGGGGATGAGAGCACCGTGATCGGCCCGTGCTGCTTCTTGAGGGCCTCGCGAATCGCGTCGTCGAGCTTCGGCATGGAGGTCGTGTCCGTGGTGGGAGGTGAGAGGGCGCGCTCGCGCGCAGCGATCAGGCCGCGCGCTTGCCGTTGAGGAGGATGCCGCCGACGTTGAGGGTGATCGACGCCTTGACCGGCTCGTCGCCCTCGCTCGCCGAGGGCTTGATCTCGGAGATGCGCACGCCGTTGAGCGTGTCGGTGATGAGGGGCGCGCCGAGGCGCGTGCGGTAGATCACCGTGATCTGGAGGGGGACGTTGGTGTAGCCGTCGCCGAGCTGCGCGAGGAGCGCGTCGAGGTCGGCGCGGTACATCTCCATGCTGCCCTCGTTGGTGACCTTGCCGATGGCGACGCCGACGCGGTTGGGGCCCGTGCCGTGCGCGTCGTTCATGGCGCGCTTGACGCCGTAGTCGATCTTCGTGATGCCGCGGTGCTTCGCGGAGTTCACGGCGATGATGACGTCGGCGAAGGTGTGCTTCTGGCCGTTGATCTCAGGGAATTCGAGCGACATGGAGCGTCTCCGTCAGGCCGCGGCGCGCGCGGGGTTGAGGAAGCCGAGGCGCCCCGTGATGCTCTTCACGTACCCGTGCGGGGTGACGGTGAAGCTCACGTCGAGGTCGCGCGTGGTGAGGAAGTCGGTCGTGCGATCGACCGTCGCGCCGACCGCGCTGGCGTGCTTCGGCCGCGTGCGCAGGAGCGCGTCGCCGAGCGCGTCGACGGCCTTCTGCTCGATCATCTCGGCGTCGACCTCGTCGATCGCACCGGGCACGAGCGGCGAGGCCACGTCGGCCGGGTTCACATCGAGGTCTTGCGAGAGGAACGGGAGCATCGCCGCGCGGAGCACGCGGTAGGCGCGATCCCAGACGCGGCGGTACTGGAGGAGCTCGAAGTCGCTCCCGCTCTCGACCATCATCGAGGGGTTGGTGATGTACGCGCCGCGGAGCCCCTCGTGGGTCCGCGTGGTGATGAAGCGCGCGACGTTGAGGCCGGGGGTGCTCGCCTCGTCGTGCTCGATGCGCACCACGCCGGGGAGCGGTCCGCGGCCGACCCACGCGAGGTCTTCGGAGATGGGCACGAGCGCCGCGCGCGCAGCCGCCACGGTGCCCGCGGTCGCCCTCCGCACGCGGCTCGTGACGGTCGAGACGACGTCGACGGCGCCCGCCGCGACGGCCACGCGGCCGAGGGCGGAGACGAAGCCGTTGAACTCCGTCTGGAGCGCGAGGATCCACGCCGCCTCGGACTCCTCGGGCTTGCGGCTGCGCGCCTCGAGGAGCGCCCAGCGGGGCTTCTTCGCGCCGATCGCGGACTCGCAGAGCGCGTCGAGGCCCGTGGCGATGGTCGAGTCGACGGCGCCGACGACGTGAACGCCCTCGACGTCGTAGCCCGAGGCCATGATCGCGTTCCATGCGCTCGTGAGGTCCGTGAGCGTGAAGCCCGGCGCCGTGGTCTCGAGGTCGAAGCGGTCTCCCACCGCGAGCCCCGTGCCCGTCGCGTACGTGAGCGTGAGCGTGAGGCCCGTGCCGCTCGGCGCGATGACGCCCGACACCGGCACGGCCGTCTCCGGCCCCCAGGTCTCGCCGCCGTCGAGGCTCAGGCGGTAGGTCGCGGTGTTCGCGGCGAGCGTCGCGCCTTCGCGCACGATCTCCAGCGCCACGCGGTAGGCGTCCGTCGGCGATCCCGTGGCGGCGAGGGTGCAGGTGCCGACCTGCGCGCCCGGCACCGCGCGGCCGGTCCACGTGCCGCCCGAGACGACGAAGGTGCCGTCCGCCCACGCGAGCGTGAGGCCGCTCTCCCCGAGGTCCGTCGGGCCCGCGACGGCCGTCTCCGTGGCAGACCAGGTGAGTCCCCCGTCGAGGCTCCACTGGATCGTCGGCGCGGCGGCGAGGTTCGAGCCCGCGGCGATGACCTTCACGCGCACCGCGAGGGGACGCGCGAGCACGACGCCCGAGGCGATCGCGAGCGTCGGCACGGCCGTGGAGGTGTTCCCCACGTCGAGCGCGAGCGAGGCGCTCGGAGAGCCCGCGCCGGAGCGCGCGACCGATCCGCGCGCCCCTGCGACGCCGGGGTTCACGCGGCAGACGAGGACGGGCTTGCGGGCGACGTCGAGCTGGTAGGCCGTCTCTTCGACGAGGGCGCCCGACACGAAGGTCGAGAGGAGCGCCGACTTGTTCACGACGAGGCGCGGGGCGTCGATCGTGCCTGCGCTGGCGATCGCGATCTTCGCGTGCACGGCCTCGGAGGGCTGCGCGGCGAGCGCGCCGCTCGTCTGTTCGATGTCGAGTTCGGGGATCGGGGCGGGCATTGGTCTCTCAGCCTCCGCAGGGGTGCTGCCGGGTCTCGTCGACGGCGGCGGTGTACTGGTCTCGGGTGACCTCGCGACCGAGGCCCCAACGCATGCGCCGCACGGTGGCCTTGTGGAGCCACTCGGGCGTCGCGGTGTCGCGCTGGTGCTGCTCGATGGGAGCCGTGGGCGTGTCGCTCATGGGATCGTTCCGTTGGTGGTGAGGGTGGTGGCGCGCTGCGTGGGCTGCGCGCGATCGAGGATCGGGACGCCGAGCGAGACCGTGAGCACGATCGCTTCGCCCTCGCCGATGAGCCCCGTCTCGACGCCCTCCTCGCCGCCGAGCTCGTAGCCGCCGCGCGTGAGCGTGAGGTGCAGCGCGCGCACGACCGACGAGAGGAGCGCTTCGGCTTCGTCGAGGTCTGCGCCCCAACAGCGCACGGCCCACTGCACCCAGCGGTTCGCGATGGGGCGCGGGTTGTGACCGGACTGCTGAGGCCCGCGGTGCGCGCCGCCGAGGTTCACCCACTCGATGCGCGGCGGCGTGCCGTGCGCGACGGCCTCACGTCGACCGATGGCGAGCTGCACCGCGGGGAAGTCCTTGCGGACCTCGACCATCACGGCCTCGATGACGGTGCGGGAGCTCATCGCGGCTTGAGGGCGTCGAGGATCGCGCGTGCGTAGCGCTCGACCGCGGCGGGAGGCATCGGGTCGCCGGGCAGGAATGGCCGCGACGGAAGCCGCGCCCTCGGGGCGCCGTCGTTCTGGTGCTTGCCGTAGGGCGGGAGCACCACGCGCACGCCAGCGCCGAAGAGGAGCACGCGCAGCGCGGCGCTCCGGAGGCGCCCGGACTTCACGAGGAGCGGGTGCGCCTGGGGACGCACGGGGTTGGCCCACGCGACGCCGGCGGGCGACCGCTTCGAAGAGAACGCCGCGCGCACGTCGCTCCGGAGCTCGCGCGCCATCGCACCGACCGCTCTGCGGCGCGCGGTTCCGTCCGCGAGCTCGCTCACCTCTTTCGCGATCGTGGCGAGGGTCTGTCCGCCCATGAAGCGGATCCCCGCGCTCATCGGAAGCGCCTGCGCGGCGAGGAGCTCACTGCGACGTCGGCGGCGATGGGATCCGCGGAGGAGTCCGTCACGTTCGGGAGCACGCGCCCCTGCGCGACGTGCTCCGCCCACGTCTCCGCGCGCTTCGCCGCATCGACGACGGCCTTGTCCTTCCCCTGCTCGGGGTCGAAGCCTCGGACCGTGAGCACCTTCAGCGCAGCCCACGCCGCGCACGCGTCCCGCACGGTCAGGTCCCACGCCGTGAGCGGGAGCGTGAACTGCCGCGCGAGGTAGCCGTCGAGCCAGTCCGACGCCGCGTCGAGGTTGAGCTCCACGTTCGACGCGACGTCGCAGGCGTAGAGGTCACCGAGCGCGAGCGTGCCCGCGATCGTGAGCGTCAGGCCCGAGGCGATGGCGTTCGAGGTCGACGGCACCTGGACCACGCCCGAGGGCGGCACCGTCGCCGGTGCGCTGTACGAGGTGCCCCCGTCGAGCGAGACCTCGATGGCCCCGGCGCCCGGCGCACCGCCCGTCGACACCCGTACACGCAGCGCGTAGACGCTCGCTGGATAGCCCCCCGGCGTCACTGTCGCGGCGCCCGTCCCTGTGTGCGTCACGGTGTCCACGAACGCCGGGATCGTGCGCAGGACGACCGCGGGGAGCCCGAACGCGGCGAGGTGCGCGGCGTCCGCGTAGCGGGCTCGGCTGCGACGGGTGATCGCCACGACTCAGACCGCTTCGCCGTCGATCGACGCGGTGACGGTGGGCGTCGAGCTCCCGCCGATGGTGTGGCTGAAGCGCACCCAGCGATCGACCGCGAAGCACTTGCGCTCCGCGCCCGCGCCGGTGACCTGCGTGAAGGCCCCGGCCGAGTACCAGGTGCTCCCGTCCGCGCTGGTCTGCACGACGGTGTCGAGCGTGGGCGAGGTGCCCGAGACGGCGGTGCAGGTGAGCGTGCAGCGGAAGGTCCCGCAGTCGCCCAGGTAGAACTGGTCGGTGGTGCCGGTGGCCGAGATCGCCGCGGAGGCGATCGCGACCTTGCGGCGTTCGAGCATCGCGTTGTCCGCGGGGTCGATGACCGGGTCGCGGGTGCGGGTGTGGGCTGCCATGTGTCAGGTCTCCGAGAAGCCGAGGGTGGTGAGGATCGTGTCGAGGGTGTCGGGGTCGAGGTCCTCCACGCGCTCGAGCTCTGCGCGCGCGTCGTCGACGTCGTCGCAGCTCGGATCAGGGAGGTCCTCGGTGCACGCATAGCCGCTGGCGACGAGCGCGGGGCGCCCCGGGAACGTCGAGGGGATCGACGTGCCCGAGACGGCGTTGCGCTCCCCGAGGCGCACGGACGCGACGGCGCAGAGGCCCTCGGCGTCCGCGCTCTGGCGGAGCAGCTCGTTCCAGCGGCGCGTGTGCACGGTGTCGCTCGTGGAGGCCGCGATCAGATGTTGATCTTGCCGATCGCGACGCCGGGGCGCGTCCCGGCGTTGAGCTTCTTGTAGATGTGGCAGACCCCGAGCACGTCGGCGGCCACGACCTCGCTCTTGCGGAGCACGTTGCGCTGCGACTCGACGCTCCCGAAGTTGTTGTGCCAGAAGACGCCCGCGCCGCGCTTGCAGAGCGCCACGGTGGCCTTGCCGCGCGAGGTGTAGACGTTGTTCACGGCGAAGGTGCCGGACGCGAAGGTGAAGAGGAGCCCGAGGTCCTCACGGCGATCGACTACGCCCGACACGGGCACCGTCACGCCCGAGGCGACCCACGTGGTGCCTCCGTCGGTGGAGATGCGGATCTGCGCCGTACCGAACGCGCCGAGGGTGGTGCACTCGACCCTGATCTGGTCGTACATGCCCTTGGGGTTGCCGGTGAGCGTGAGCACCGGCGGCGTCGTGCCCGTGCTCGCGACGGTGTACTCGACGGGCATGAGGTCCGACGCGTAGAAGCGGCCCATGCCCTCGAAGGTGTAGATGCCGTTCTCGTCGTCCTGCTCGAGCAGCCGGTGGAGCGGCTCTCCGTCCGCCGTCTTGAGCGTGAGCATGCGGTTGATGACCTGGCTGTGGCAGACCGCGCCCACGATGCCCTTGGTCTCGTCGCCGAAGCGAGAGCGCATCGCGACGTAGACGTCGCGTTCGAGGTAGCGCGGCGTGGTGGCGCTGTGGACGTCGACGACGATCGCAGGCGTCGAGACGCTGCGCGCGATGATCGCCGCGACGATCTCCGTTTCGACGTACATGGCGAGGCCCTCCTGCACCATGTCGCGCCCGGCCTCCATCGGGGAGGCGTACCCGCGCAGGATGCGGGCCATGTCCGTCGTCGTGAACGCCTTGCCCGCGCGCTCGACAGAGGCAGTCTCCGAGGCGTCGGTGAGCTGCGTGATCTCGATCTCGGCGTTCTCGCTGTACTTCGCCCACGCGCCCAGGTGCGCGAGGTAGGGCACCGTCACGGTCTCGCCCGCGTAGCGCCCCTCGGGGAGCGAGGAGTTGATGAGGACGATCCCGAGCCTGCCGAAGAGCCGCATGCCCTGCATGCCGGCGCGGACGGCCTCGATGAGGACCTGCGGGGTGATCGTGAGAGAGGCGGTCGTGGTCTCGTTTGCCATGTGAGCGGGTCTCCGTGTGGGTGGTCAGTGCTGCTGTCGCGCGTGCGTCACGCCGCGGGTCGTCCCGCGGCCACCCACGCGTTGTGGAGGCGATCGAAGGTGTCGCGGTCGAGCCCCGCGAGGGTGTTGCGCTCGTCCCAGGTGAGCTTCGCGTAGCCCTTCGCGACGAGCTCCGCGACACGGCTCGCGTTCGTCGCGGGGACGGGCGTCGCGGGCGGGCGCGTGGCCTTGTGCTCCTCGGTGAGCGCGGGGATCGGCGCGCGCCGCGCGAGGTTGCCTTCGAGCACGCCGAGGGAGCACTCGCCCTTGCCGAAGTCCTCGCGCCACTGCGCCGCCTCGGCGGGCGTGAGCTTGGCGTCGGCGAGGCCCTTCGCGAGCGCGGCTTCGAAGGCCTGCGTCCGGGCGGCCTTCTCGGCGGCGGCCTTCTCCGACGCGCGCTCGGCGCGGATCGACGCGAGCTCGGCCTCCGCGGCGGTGGCGCGCTTCGCGGCGTCGAAGGTGGCCTGCAGCGCGCCGAGCTGGCGGTCGGGGTCGGTCTCGCCCGTGGCTGCAGTGATGGCGGCGAGGAGCTTCTCGGACATGGGGGGCCTCTGGGGTGCGGCGCTGGCCGCGGCTGGAGTGGTCGTCGTCGTGGCGCCGAAGGGGCGCGAAGGAGAGGGCTGTGCGGCGAGGCCCGCGATCACCTCGTCGAGCGTCGCGATCCGGTCCGCGAGGCCCGCCGCGATGGCCTCGCGTCCGTAGCGCACGCCCGCGTCGAGTTCGGTGATCTGCGCCGCCGTGAGCGTGGGGCGCCCCGCGGTGACCTCGGCCGAGAGCACGCCGGCGAGCTGCATCACCCGCGCGCGCTTGCGGCTCTCGGCGCCCTTGGAGATGGGGACGGCCTGGTGCCCGTCGGTCTTCTCGGTGCCGGAGGCGATCACGCGGACGTCGATCCCGGCCGCTTCGAGCTCCCCCGCGCGGCTCACGAGCTGGTCGATGACGCCGATGGACCCGACGCCCGCGATGTCCGTGACGGCGATCTCGTCGGCGATCGACGCGAGCCCGTAGGCGGCCGAGTAGGCGCCCGTCGAGGTGTGCGCGACGCAGCGCTTGCCCGACGAGGCCTTCGCCGCGCGGAGGGCGCGCATCGCGTCGAAGAGCCCGGACACCATGCCGCCCGGGGAGTCGAAGGAGAGCACCACGGCGCGCACGGCGGGCGACGCGAACGCGGCCTTCGTGCGGGCGGTGATGTCCTGGTAGTTCTCGCACCACCAGCACGCGCGATCGATGAGCATCCCCTGCACGCGCACGACGGCCACGCCGTCGCGGATCTCGACGTCCTCGAGCGGGTCGCACCCGTCGTCCTCGCCCATGCCCGCGGTCGGTGCATCGGGCGCGGTGAGGGCGAGCGCGTCGCGGAGATGTTCAGGGTGGAGCGAGAGCTCGACGGCGCCCGCGAAGGGCTGCGAGGGCAGAGCGGCCTTGCGGCGGGGGCGCTTCGTGGGCTTCGTGGCGGTGCTCATGCGGCCATGTCCTGCGGCTGCTGCGTGTCGTTCGCAGCGGGCGGTTGGGGGAGCTTCGGCGCGGGCTTGAGGGGGATGTTCGCGTCGGCGTAGATCGCCTCGCGGTCGACCACGAAGCCCGGCGGGGCGGTCTTCTCGGCGGCCTCGATGCCGGAGCTCACCGACACCATCGCCTCGCCGCGCGCCTTCGCGTCGCCCGTGGGATCGACCTTCCACGAGGGCCACGGCGCGACGCGCACCGAGCCGAAGTTCCAGAGGGCCCAGACAGAGAGCACCTTGTCGTGCAGCGTCGTCGAGAGGACCTCGGCGAGCATGCGTCGCAGGTAGTCCGCCACCTGCGAGTGCACCTGCGCCGCGGCGTAGCTCCCGCCCGAGACCTCCGTCGTGAGGTTCTGCCCGAGGAGGCAGATCGTGATGCCGGTGTTGGCGGCGTTGATCTGCGCCTCGTAGGTCTGGAAGTTGTTGGCCGCGCTCTCGATCAGCTTGAGGTCGAGGCCGCGCGGCAGCACGAGAGCCGCGTCGCGCCCGAGGTTGCGGAGCTGACTCGCGAGCTTCTGACGCTGCGCTGGGGAGAGGTCCGTCTCGCCGGGCTTGGTGGCATTGACGTTGAGGCCCACGAGGACGCCCTGCGCCTTCGTCTCGCCGTGCCGCGCCCAATCCTCGCGGGCGTACTTCTTCAAGAGGCACCACCGCGCGAGGGCGCGCCAGAGGCCGCGCTCCCACGGACGATGCGCGCCGAAGGGCGTGAGGAGGAGCCAGCGCCCGTCTTCTTCGACGGGGATCTCGCCGCGGTTGGCGGTGGTGACCATCCACCGCTGCGACGGGTCATCCCACCGCAGCCAGCGCGGGTCCCACGGCTCGATCTTGAGCACCGTGCGCCCCGAGGGCGCGACCACGGGCGTGAGCTTCGCGAGGGCGACGCCGAGGAGCACGCCCCACTGGAGGAGCTCGGCGAGCTCGGCCTCCGTGGCCATCGCGTACCAGTCCTCGTCGGCCTCGAGCGCGCGCACCGCGGCGCCCTTCCGCCGCCCCGCGCCGGGTTCGAAGCTGAGCGGAAGCCCCAGGAGTCCGCGCGTCAGAACCCCGGCGTTCGAGATGACGCGCTCGTCGGCCATGAGCGCGTGACAGAGCTCGGCGGCGAGGCGCAGATCCCCCGAGGCGGCGAGCACCTCGGCCGACTGCACGCGGTCGGCGTCCCAATCGAGCCAGACCCGCGCCGAGGGCTCGCGGAGCACGTCACCCGCCGAGGGCTCCGAGCGGGGAGCGCTCGCGCCGCCGACGGTCGCCGCGGCCACGGGGCCGACGTCGAGCCCGAGGGCCCGCGCCGCGCGCGTGACGCCGCTTCGAAGCGCCCGTCGGAACGTGTCGCGGAGAGATGCCATCAGCGCCTTCGAGGTGCGCGGCCGACGTCGAGCTCGACGGGCGCGCTGAGAGAGAGGATTCGTCGACCGATCGCCATCGCCATGACGACGTCGTCGTGTTCACCGCGGGCCGCGCCGACGGAGCCGTCGTCGAAGCGCACGAAGGTCCGAGCCTCGGCGGAGAACACCGGGTCGCGGGTGTCGACCGCGCCCTGCGTCACCGCGTCGACGAGCTCGTCGATGATGACCAGGCGGTTGTGCGGGCCCGTCCACCAGCCGAGCTCGCCCTTCTCGTCCGACCAGAGCCTCGGGTAGTGCTCCTGCTCGGAGAGCACCACGAGCACCGCGGCGCCGTGGTTGTTGCGCTCCACGGCGATCTCCGCGGGGCGCGTGCTCCCGTCGTCGAACACCTCTCCGAACGCGCGGCCGAGTCGCGCCACCCGCCGCGCGAACTCCGACGGGGGCACCTTCTGCCGGTAGGTCGCGACGTGCCGCCACGTCGACCGCGCGAGCACCAGCGCCGCGGGCCAGTCGCCTCGCTTCTTGCCGCCCGCCGTGTCGACGACGACGAGGTACTCCTCGCCCGCGACCGGCGCCTCCCACACGCGGAGCGCGATCTCGTCGTCGTTGACGTCGGCCGCGAGCGCCGCGAGGGCCTCGGGGAGCTCCTCGACGCCGAGCGGATCGGTGACGCGCTTCTCGAGCCGCTCCACCGCCTCGACGTCGAAGTACGACGAGCCCGGGAGGAGGAAGCACCGCGCGGGATCGTGCGGGTACTCCTGGATCGTGCGGTCGCGGCCCTTGGTGGCGACCTGCTGGCGCCACCAGCGGAGCTGCGCCTGCGAGAGCGTGACGCCCACCTCGAGCGCGCACAGGGCGAGGTGCTCGTCGTCGGGCGTCTGGGGACGCGCAGGGCCGTCGTCCGGCCCCGTGCGGTACTCCCGCTGGAGGACCCACGGGAAGAAGTGCAGACGCTGCCCCGTGGTGCCCGCGCGGGCGCCCTGGACCTGCCTGTAGAACCGTCCGTGCGCCCCGTTGGGCGTCGACTCATCGACGAGCTCGCCGCCCTGCTCGGGTGATGCGAGCGCGTTGAGGAGCGCGCCCACCACGGCGTCGGCGAAGGGGTAGAACGCGCTCTCGGTGAGATGGACGCGGTGGAAGGTGCCGCCGCGGCCCTGCTTGTCGGCCGTCTTTTCGGTGCCGCCCGAGTCGAGGACCGTGATGAAGCTCTCGTTGTCGAAGGTGACGCGCCCGCCCGACCAGTGCGCCCCTACGTCGACGCCGAGGTGCTCGATCATGTAGGCGAGCTGCGCGCAGAGCTTCTTCTTCGGCTCGGCCTCCTTGTGGGGCTGCACCACCACGGCGACGGCGGCGCTCGGACGCGTGAGCGCGAACCAGAGATCGCGCGCGAGCTCGTTGGTCGTCAGGCCGATCTGCCGGGCCTTGAGGACGATGTCGACGCCGAAGCGGCACGCGTTGAAGCGCCGCTGAATCTCGGTCCAGCGGAAGGGGAGCGTCTCGCCGGGGACCTTCGTCGTGATGACGATGTTGCCCTCGCAGAAGACGCGGAAGCTCTCCAGGCGCTCGCCCGCGGCGAAGAGGCGCTGCGTCTCCGCCCACGCGTCGAGGCGCGCCCGTCGGTCGAGCTCGGCCACGAGCAACGCTTCGGCGGCGTCGAGGTCGAGCTCCATCCGTCTACGCCTTCTGGGGGTCTTCGGCCTCCTTCGCGCGAGCGCGCTCCTCGCGGATCTTGCCGAGGAGCGCGAGGAGCTCCTCGACGGTGAGCTTCTTCAAGAGGTCCTCGGGCGACGCGCCCTCGCGGGCCTTCGCGCGGGAGACCTCGGCCTGCGCGAGCGCGAGCTCGGTCTCGGCCTTCACGCGCTCGACCTCGGCGCGGGTGCGCTTGCGCAGGAGCGGTGCGAGGCGTCGGCGCTCCTCGCGCTCGTCGAGGCGCGCCATCGTGGTGACGGCCTGCGCGATGCCGCGGGCGAGCGCGCTCATGTCGGAGGCGTCGAGGCCCTCGCCCGCGCGGATCTCGCCCGCGAGTGTGCCCGAGAGCGACCGCACGGCGTCGGAGAGCTTCTCGCGGCCTTCGGTCAGGCCCTCCTCGAGCGCGCGCGCGTTGAGCTGGCGTCTTCTGGCGTTCTCGCCCCGGGCGAGGACGTCACGGACGGTTTCGAAGGGGAGGTTGAGGCTCCGCGCGGTCTCGGAGATGTTGCTCGTGCGCGCGTAGAGCTCGCCGATGAGGTCGTGGAGCTCGGGCGGGAGAGGCGTGCCTTTGGGCATGGGTCACCGTCCGTCGCGACGGTGGCCCGTCACTGCTTCGTGGTCTGCGCGCGGCGCGCCCTCGCGTCGGCGACGCCTTCGTCGACGATCGCCGAGAGGCGGTCACGCAGCGCCACGGCGTCCGCGTGGGC